GCAAAGAACTATCACCACTTTTCGATTCATTCATTCTTCGAAGAGCTTTACTCATTATTATTTATGAAACCCTGCTTTAACATCTTTTGTAGTTCTGAAGTTGATCCTACAAAGATAGCATTATTGGTAGTGGTATTATTATTTGTGGTTGTATTAACTTCTTCAACGTCTTTAAGTTTTTTCTGAAGATCAATCAATTTGTCAGTTGTATCAGCAACGTTTTTAATTAATTGACCCGCAACTTCATATGCTCTTGGACTTGCTCCAGAATCAGCAAGTTCCATAATTCCATTGATTGCTTCTTGCCCCTTCTCAATTAAAGAATATAAATTTGCACGAGTATATTCATAATCCTTTTTAATATCAGGATTATCGGGTTTTGATGGTACTGGTTTAACCTCTTCTCGTTCAACAATACTACTCTCTATATCGAGAGCATTGTCTATGGATTCATAATTATTTTTCATAACTATTAGAGATCAGTTTGTCTTGTAGGACTGTAATCTTTTCCGTCAAAGAACATTTCAATAGACTCATCAAAACCAAAATTATCATCTGGTCCTGCAGTAATTGGATCAGGTGTAACAGTATACCTCATCTCTCTCTTTGCAGTTTGAGTATTGGTATCGGAGTAGTAATCAACCTGAACCTTACGAATGAGACCATCTGTAGATTCGGAAATATGACCGAACAGATATGTCTTAGCAGTAAAGTTAAAAGTATATATTAGAGACCTTCGAGTGGAAAAATCTCCCTCATAGTCATCTTGGAAAGAAATATTATCTAATACGATAGGAATATCTTTCTTTTCTCCAATAGAATCAACCAAATCAACAGTTAAGTTAAATGATGGTTGGAAGTATGGAAGAATTTGCTCAGTAACCTGAAGAGCATCATCATTCAACTTGCATAAGAGATTGAGCTCAAATCCAATGTTATATGGAACAGGCATGTACACCTTTTTGACGTTTCCATCATCATCACATGCTTTAAATGTTTGAGTTATTCCTGCCTTTCTTGTCGCATCATATTGAAGAGAAGTCATTTCAAATGACATTCTTGGTAAACTAATTTGAGTTGCCTTGTTTAAGTCTGGTTGCTGCTCAAGTCTTGCTAAAAACTTTTGCATGGGTCCATAAGCAAGAGGAACCCTCATATCACTGATACTCTTATCATTTGAATTTTCATGACGAATATGAATATCATTGAAGAGTGTTCCAAAAGAAACAACGGTTCTCCTAATAATTTCGTGGTAAAAATAATTTCCTAACATTAGTAAGTTCCAAATGGGTTTCCTTGGCTGAAGTCAACAATACTATCTGCTTCAGACTCAATTTCATCGTTTGTATCATATTTATCATATATGTCTCTATCATCATATGATTTGAGACTGTATATAGCGTATCCACCCTCAGTAACAGCAGCAGAAACGGTAGATGCAGTACCAACAATAATTTCACCTGGAAGGAATCCACTTACTGTAGATCCAATTCCAACATTAGAAACTTTGAGTACATTGGTTGTAGCATCCCAATGCTTAACTCTTGCTTCACATGAAGAAGTTCTACCTCTAATAAGTTCTCCAAGATCATAATTGCCATAACCAGTGAAGATTGCTGGATCATCAATAACAATACCTGTTGGTGGTATAGCACTATAACCAGTTCCAGGATTTGTAATCCTAATAGAATCTACTTCAAGGTCATTATTGATCACAGCTATAGCAGTTGCAGTAACCCCCACACCTGCAGGACCTGGAATAGTTACTGCATATGATGTACCAGCATATCCAGCACCATTATCAGTTACTAAGAATCTGGTGATACCAGTTCCAGTTCCAAGTGAACATGTAGCAGCAGCGCCTGTTCCTCCTCCTCCACTAATAGTGATGGTTGGTGCTTGAGTGTATCCTACACCGGTATTTGTTAGTAGGATTTCATCAACTGAATATATTCCTGCTCTTTGTACTATTGTTGCTACAGCAGTAGCATCAGTTCCACCAGAAGGTGCTGTACTAATAGCAACTGTAGGTGCAGTTGTATATCCAAAACCATCATTATTCAAGAAAATATTACTGATAAATCCTTCACCAGTAAAAGCATTTGCTGTAGCAGTTCTTCCTAAACCAACCAAGTTTAATGTTGTAATATATCCAACATCTTGAACCTGCTCATCAATAGCATCAATAGAAGTATCAATAACCTCATCTTCATATTCAAAGAGTTCACACTGTAAGGTGTAAACATAATTTTTCTGTAATTGATAGAATGGTTTTTCGTGCTCTACAAACTTAACTTCAAATAGTCTTTGACCTAATGGAAAATATACTAAATCTCCTTCAGCTGGTCTTGTTATAACTTCAAATATTCCTGGATTACCATCTTGAATAGCGTCTAAGAATGGTGTAATAAAATCTTCATATCTTTCTTTGGAGATAGTTAAGGATATTTCATCCTTCAATGAAACTCCAAATTTGGTCATAATATCGCCTTGTCCACTATACCCTTCATAGGTATCAACATATGCCTCAATTAAAAAATTATCATCAAATTGTGATGATTGAATTTCTTTAATAATGGATTGTCTTTTAATTAATTTTCTAGGAATATATGCAACTTCAACACCATATATCTGCAGCTGCTCATTAATAAGATCTTGAACTAATCTTTGTTCGCTTGCCGAACCTTGTAGAAAGAAGGGATTTAAAGCCATTATCCTATCATGTCAAGGGGTGGTAACTCATGTTCGAGCATCATAGTCTGCTTCAATTCTTCTAATTCTTTTAAAGCATCTTCATATATTTCTCTACCATTTAATTCAATACCACCAGGTAATTTAACTCCTCTAAACTTAATAAGGTTTTGACCCCATTGTTTTTTGATTAATGATGTGAGATATAATTTTACAAATCTATGATTGTAAATTTGGGAGAAAGATGCAGGATCAACTGCACGATAGCAATCAATAACTATTTGATCTCCTGCCGTTTGAGATCCCCAATCAATATCCAAATACAATCTATCTTGAGTTTTATTGAATCTTATCTGTTTATCTGTGGTCAACAAGAAATCAATATCTTCCAAATATGTTTTAGTCATCGAATATTGCAACAACTCTACGGAGTTGAAGTAATATAAGTCATTTAAAAATAACTGGTATTTGATACTAAACATTCCACCAGAAATGCTGCTAGTATCAAATTTAAAAATCTTTTCGACTCCAATTACGGAGTCTGGAACTTGTATGAAATTTGAGGTTTCATAAAATGTTGATGTGAAAGATCCAGCACCAGTGTTTACTGATGTTCCAGTGGTTGTAACAATACCTACACCACCAGAACCTGTTGCCTTTCCTCTATCAATGTCATCTTGAGTTATTTCATACTTCAAGTACATTCTCTCAACACCATCAAAGTGGCGTTCATTGAAGTATTGGAGGGTATCATCGACCAAATCACTTATCTGGTCATCATCAACGTTAATCTCCAATACAGGAGCACCTAGACGCCTTAGACAGTAGTCAATTAACTCTGCTCTAGTCGATGGTTGCGCCATTTGTCTCTCCCTTCTCTAAACTTACACTAGAAGACATCAAATTTTCATATTGTTCTTGCAGAGAAAGAAAATCTTTTTTCAAAGTTTCTAACTTTGCTTCCAATAAAACATTTTGATTTGATATTGTAGAAAGTTTTTTATTGTATAATGTTACTAGAACATTTACATCCACATCACTATTGTTTTGCATTTTTTAGAAAGTTCCTCCATCAAGGGTTGTAGTCCAAACAGGTATACCAGCAGCACTTACTGTAAGCACTTGGTTAGAAGTACTTATACCAGCAGCAGGGGCAGTTGTTGAGGTCTGCTTACCATCGGCATCAAAATAGACAACACCGCTGCTTGAGAAGTCTCCAGACTGGTAGTAAAGACCTTTAATGTCCAGGAAACCTCTGGTTCCTGAAACCATTCCAGGTGATGTAATAGTAGCATCTGGAATATAGGTCCAAGAACGGGCTGGTGCTGCACTATTGGTGTTTGTATCACCATCAATGTAACCAAAATATCCAGTTTTGTTATTTGCAGTTCCTACGCCAGTGTTATAATCAAATCCAATACCACGATCGGTATTGGTATCAAAAGCATGAGTGATTGTTAATTGAGTTTCTGTAGCAATTCCTGCTGCAGCAACAACTCCCTCAATTGTAATAATCTTAGCAGCACTATCATATGAAGTTACAGTAGTTAAACCACTGTTAGGTAGTGCAGAACTTCCTTGAACAAGGTCTCCTGTGTTGATACCAACTACAGAATCCAGATGAATTGTGCTGACTCCAGCAACAGCATCATCCATTACAGTTCTCTTACTGGTTACATCTCCCAGAATGAGAATAGGATCATTAATTGATACAACTGTCGAATTTACAGATGTGGTTGTACCATCTACCTGCAAATCACCTTTAATAACAAGAGTACCTTCATTGCTTAATCCATCAGGATATGGATCAAGGTACATAATACCATCACCACCCTCAATGGTGGAGATGACATTATCTTTGATTCTTATCTGATCAACTTCTAAGCTACCAGTAAATGATACAATACCAGCAACTGTAACATCACCACCAACATTGACGTTCTTTTCAACGCCAAGTCCACCCTCAATAATTAATGCACCAGTATCTTGATTATGAGACTGAGTATCAACATTAATTCTAAAATCAGCGCCAGTATAGGTTAACTGATTTGTACCATCTTCATCATATTCGAACTTAGCATCATTATCAGTACCAAATGTGAAGAAAGTATCATCAAGAATTTTGATTTCACCAGTTCCGGTGGTATCAATAATGAGATCTTCGTCAGTGGTAACATTAGAAAGTGTATTTCCGTCTAATCTTAAACTATCAACATTCCACTGATCGACCTTTCTTTGGTCGTCCATGATGGCAACAATACCACCATCACTATTCCTTGTATTTGATATCCCATCAACACTACCTGGAGTGTGATCCATCATGGACGTATAGTAACGTCCACCTACCGATAGAACATTTTCTCCTTCATCACCAATATAAATTCTATCACTCTTTTCCGCAGTGCCTGTAGCGCTACCAATACCGCTAATGGACGCTAATTCACCATATTGAAGTGTGGGTAATGTAGTACCAGAGGATCTTTTAATCCTAATAATACTGGCCATTAAAAGCTCCCTCCGTTAACATCTAAATTTTGTGTTACCCCTGGGGTTAATTCCAAAGTCGCATCCCATTTCCCAGTCGTTCCATTATAAACTAGCACCATTCCATTTGATGGAGACCCAACGTTTACATCAGTAAGATCTGCTAATGCGAGATCTTTTGTACCCGCTAATGATGAAACAACTTTAATTGCGGGTTGTGCACCAACTCTAGCCTTAATAATATCAGCCATTAGCGTGTTACTCCTTCTCTAACGAGAACCGATCCTTCTATTACTCTAGTAACAATACCATTAGAATCAGTCAAAACAACATCATATACATACCTACCAGATTTAAGAGTTGCTGTAGTAATACTACTCAAACCAACACTTACAGTGCCAGCATTTACATTTACAACTGACGCATCAAAGTCCGTTTTAGTCGAACTTCCTGCCCATTTTCTCATTTGAGCAGATACCGTATACCCAGTTAAATTGAGAACATCATTTGACTGTGATGACTCAAGAGTAAACGTTTGAGTAAAAGTGGAACCAGTATTGACAGTTAAATTACTTACGTAAGTCGCTGACATTTATATAGTATTTCAGGATCTAAAGTATATTTATACTCTCTATATCTCTGTTTGAAGATCTGGAGGTGTTGGTAAGGATTTAAGTACTTCTTGCTGCTTCAAATACAATTTAAACCAACACTTTGCAAGATTTCTCAATTCCTCAATATCATTGCAAGTATCAATGTCTCTAGCAAGTTTTTCGTATTGAAAAGACTTATTTAATGTACTTAATTG